GTAATGTTGAAGGAGAAATCTGGAAAGCAGAAGGTCAATTACAATCTGCTTTGCAAGCTCAATCTAATGCTGCTCAAATTGCTACATTAAATGCTGAAATTGCCAACTTGCAAGGTCAATCAGGTATTCTTGCTAGTATAAACAATGTCGCCAAAGATGTAATCAATGAAGTACATGAAACTGGTGATTTAGTTAATGGGTCTGTTGGTACATTATCTGCTGCAACTGCTGCTGGTTTTGGTGTTGTTAATACTAACATTGCTCAAAGCACTTATGCTACTTCTCTTGCTATTGCTAATGATGGTGAGAAAACTAGAGCTTCTATTGCTGCTTTGGCTGCATCTATTCCTAATGCTAGAGAACTTGATTTACAACGTCAATTAGCAGTAGCTTTGGATGACCATAGACATACACAAACTCGTGGTATCGTTGACTCAGGTAATGTTAGTGTAATTACTAATGTTAATCAAACTGCCGTTGCTCAAGCTCAAGCTACTGCCAACCAACAAATCATTGGTTTGTTAGGTACTGTTGCCCAAGCTATTCAACATAATACACAAAGTACAGTGAATCTTGGAACTATGATAGGTTCTGGACAAACTGCAACTAATGTACGATCTTGAGAGTATCGTCCTAAGATGAAACGGTATGGTTTATTGATTCTTAAAACAGAGAAATAATATATGACGACTTCTTTATTATCAAGTCTTGAATTACAACTTGCAGCATTAAAGGCAAATGTAGTTCCACAAGTAAACAACAATCCTATAGACGTAATTCCTATTAAACAGGAAAATGTTACGGTGAATCTATCTGATTTGCGTAGTATGGTAAAAGAAATAATTGATGCAGAACGTGTAGATATAGGGAGGTCTTCTATTATTGCGTCTTCGCTACAAGAAAAACAATATACTTTAGAAGAAGCTATAAACTTAGCCCTGACTGGAGAAGAGCAGAAATGGCTCATGCAGGATGATATCATAAAAGGGGTAGCTAATTTTATGGCAACTGATGAAGGAAAAACTATTACCAAGAAATTTATAACAGAATACAGGAGTACTTATGAAAATAAGATCTAATGTTACGGCATCTCCGGAAGAATGTGATGCTCTTTTCAATATAGTAATGACACCATGTATTACTGTATATTCTACACCAGAAGAACAAACTAAAGCATTTGTTGATGCAAAAGATCATTTTGCAACAATGTTAGATGTATATCTAAGTGATGCATTTAGAATGGGAAAGAAATATTATAAAACAAAAACAGAGAAATCTAGTGAACCTATGGTAGACGTACCAGTAGTGTTCTAAAAATTTCTTATAGGAGGGCAACCAATAGGGGTTGCCCTTTATTTTATATATTATTGATAAATATAGATAACTATTATTATGAATGTTATATTATATGCAATTATCAACTTTATCAGAAAGAAAATTCACAGATTCTATAGAATTGCCACCAGATTGGAAAATATCTACGGATACCGGATGGCAACCAATTACACATATATACAAAACAATCCCATATCAAAAATATAAAATCACATTAGAGAATGGATATTTTCTAGAATGTGCAGATACACATATTTTATTTGATGCAGAATATAACCAAATTTATGCAAAAGATTGTATATGTTATGTCACTTCTCTTGTTACATCCAGAGGGATATATAAAGTAATTTCAAAAGAAATTTTTGAACAAGAAGAAGAAATGTATGACATTTCTGTTGATTCAGAAGATCATAGATTTTTTTCTAATGAAATACTTTCTCATAATACTCTTACAATGTCATGTTATCTTATATGGTTCACATTGTTCAATGATAATAAAATATCTGCTATTCTCGCAAACAGAGGCGCAACTTCACGCGAAATTATGCGCAAATGTCAGGACATATACGAAAATCTTCCGATATGGCTGCAACAGGGCGTACAAGAATTTAATAAATCTAAAATGATATTAGAAAATGGTTCTATTATCATGGCAGAATCTACTTCTTCTTCTGCTATCCGTGGATATGCAGTGAACTGTATTGTACTTGACGAATTCGCATTCGTTTCCAATACTCTTGCAGAAAACTTCTTTACTTCTGTATATCCTACAATATCTTCTGGAGAAAGTACAAAAATATTTATTTCTTCTACTCCATTAGGATTAAATCATTTTTATAAAATGTATATGGATGGTCTGGAAGGAAGAAATGGTTTTAAAGTATTGAAAGTCACATGGGATCAAGTTCCTGGAAGAACCAAGGCATGGGCAGACGATCAAAGAAAAGTTCTTGGTGAAATAAAATTCATGCAAGAAATGGAAGCAGATTTCCAAGGAAGTTCCAATACATTAATTTCTGCACATTGCCTAAAGAATATAGTATATCTGAATGCAATTCATATTAAAGATGAGTTGGATATATATTTTGCTCCAGAACAAAATCATGTATATATTGCAACAGTAGACGTATCAAGAGGACAAGGTATAGATTATTCTGCAATGTTAGTTTTTGATGTGACAATAATGCCATATCAAGTAGTAGCAAAATACAAAAGTAATTCTATTCCTCCTATGTTATATCCAAATATTATATTGAAAGTATGCAAAGATTATAATGAGGCAAAAGTATTAATAGAAATTAATGATATTGGAGGACAAGTAGCAGATATTTTGAATCAAGATTTAGAATATGAGCATGTGATATATACGGACAGAGATATCATATCAGAATGGGGAAAACAAGGAATGGCAGGTATTCGTACTACAGTGAAAACAAGAAGAATAGGTTGTGCGAACCTTAAACAGTTATTAGAAAATGATAAATTGATGGTAAATGATTTTGATATTGTTGCAGAACTTTCTACGTTTACTATATATAAAGGAAAGTATCAGGCAGAACAAGGAACACATGATGATCTTGTTATGTGTCTTATTTTATTTTCTTTTCTTGCAACATCACAATTTTTTAAAGATTTTACTGATGATGATGTACGAAAATTGATGTATTCGCAACAAGAAATGAGAATAGATCAAGAACTTACTCCTTTTGGATTCATATTAAATGGAATAGATGACGATGATATTATCGATATTACACCAACTGATGTATGGCTAACTGGAAACCAAGATTATGAAAATTATTTAAAACAATTAGGAAACTGGGATTAAATATACAAAAAAACAGTATTATATAAATATAATTATACAAAATTTTTAATAACATATATATTTATAAGAGGTATTAATATGAGTGGTAGCTTTTTAGTTTCACCAGGCGTTATAGTAAAAGAACAAGATTTATCAGATATAATCCCAAGTATTGCAACTTCTCCTGCAGGTACTGCTGGATATTTTGAATGGGGCGAAGTTCTTTCTCCACAATTGGTAACAAGCGAAAATGAATTAGTTCAATTATTTGGCAAACCAAATGACAGAACATATAAATCTTTTTTTACTGCATCAAACTTTCTTTCATATGCAAACAATTTATTGGTAACAAGAGCACCTGCAAGATATGCATTTAATTCTTTTGATAATAGCGATGGTGATCCACTTTGGAGTCAGGCATTAATTTCAGGTGCAGCAACTATAACATATACTGCAGGAAGTAAAGTTATTAGTGGTGGCGTAGATGCTTCTCTTATAGGATATTATATAATAATAGATACTGATAAAGTTCTTGGGCAAGTAGTTAGCGTTACTGCTGGCACTAACCCAACTGCAACATTATCAGATTATAGCATATATACTGGATTACTTCAACCATTTATTTCAGTAGCTAGAAATATTATCAATAATTACGAAGATTATACATTAAAAATTGGTAATTATATAAACGGAAAATTTATAGCTAAATATCCTGGAGAATTTGGAAATTCTATTTCAGTAAGTATTTGTGATAAAACAAATTTTAATTACACTAGTGGTCCAGCTACCACTAGTGTAAAAAGTACATCTAATGTAGAAATTTTACTTGCTACTAGAACAAATAATGTAATTACTTTTACAACAAAAGGAACACATAATTTATCTATTGGGCAACTAATTATTGTTACAGATTCTGATATATTTAATGGAACTTATACAGTTTCTAATAGTGGAATAACTGAATTACAATTTCAAGCATCTAGAGGTGGAAATGATGCTACATCAAATGTGGGGAAAGTAAGTTCTAAACAAGTATATGGCACAAATGCAAATTTTGGTGCAACTGCCGTTTTTGGTGATGTTATCTTGACTGAAAATAATATAATTATCGGTATTGTCCAATCAGCAGGAACTACGGTAACTTTACAAGAAGTAGCAAAAGTACACTATAATGGCACAGGATATAAAACACAATGGAAATATAAAAATTTATTTCAACATACTCCTGGTACTTCACAATTTGCTGCTGGATTAAAGGCTACAAATGATGAACTTCATATAGTAGTTATTGATACACATGGTCTATTTAGTGGTACTGTTGGTACAATATTAGAAAAATACGAATCTGTTTCTAAAGCTTCAAATGCAATAAGTCCAAATGGAACATCAAATTATTATAAAACTGTTTTAGCGAAAAATTCTAATTATATATATGCAAATAATTTACCTATAGGAATAAATAATTGGGCAACATATGCGTCATCTGGAATTATTTTTGATAGTCTTGCTGTTACTAGTCAGGATTATAATTTGACTTCTGGAAGTAATGGAATAAAATCTACTGATGGCGATATCATGATGGCATATGATTTATATGCGAACGCAGAGACATATGATATTGCATTAATACCAGTAGGAGAATCTAGTGCAACTTTAGCAAATTATGTTATTTCTCTTGCAGAAAATAAAAAAGATGCTATCGCATTTGTTTCTCCACAACTTGTAAATGGTACTCCAATTGTTGGTAAAAATATACAACAACAAAATGATATGATTACTTATGCCAATAGTATTATGTCATCTTCTTATGGTGTAATAGATAGTGGCTATAAATATCAATATGATAGATATAGTGATATATATCGATATGTCCCATTGAATGGTGATATTGCAGGATTATGTGCACGTTGTGATTATACACATGATGCATGGTGGTCTCCTGCAGGATATACTAGAGGACAAATTAAAAATGTTGCTAAATTGGCATTTAATCCTTCACAACAAAATAGAGATGCTTTATTTCAAGCAAGAATAAATCCAATTGTAAGTTTTCCTGGTCAAGGAACTATATTATTTGGAGATAAAACTGCAATAGGAAATTCAACATCATTTGATGCTATTGGAATAAGAAGATTATTTATTGTATTAGAGAAATCTATTGCGACAGCATCAAAATTTAAATTATTTGAATATAATGATGCATTTACTCGTAATCAATTTAAAGCAATGGTAGAACCTTTCTTACGTGATGTGAAAGGAAGACGTGGTATTACAGATTTTATGGTAATATGTGACGAAACAAATAATACTCCTGATGTTATAGATAGTAATAATTTTGTTGCCTCTATATATATTAAACCAAACCATTCTATTAGATATATTACTCTTAATTTTATTTCTACTCGTTCTGGAATATCTTTTTCAGAAGCTGGAGCATAAAAAATAATATTTTGATGGTCAATATAAATATTGACCATCTATTTTATCATTTAATAAATAAGAAATATACCTAAATATCTAATAAGGAAAAACAATGGCAACAATAGCTAGTATAAGTGCATTTAAGGCAAATTTACAAGGAGGAGGAGCAAGACCTAATCAATTTTCTGTTGATCTTTCTTTTCCTACGGCAGTAACATCTGGATTCACAGCAATTGCACCTTTAAAAGCGCAATTCATGTGTTATGCAGCATCATTACCAGAATCAAGAATTGATGCAACCAACGTCCCATATAGAGGAAGATCTGTTTTCCTTGCAGGAGAAAGAACTTTTGCTCCATGGACAATTTCTATATATAACGATACTGACTTTTCTATTCGTAATGCATTCGAAGCATGGATGGAATATATGAATAGAAACCAAGATAATACTGGACAAACAAATCCTGCAAAATATCAATCAGATATGGGTGTAAACCAGTATGACAGAAATAATGAAATTGTAAAATCATATAAATTTGTTGATGCTTTTCCTGTGGATGTTTCTGCAATTGCACTAGATTTTAATAATAATAACACAATAGAAAGTTTTAATGTTACTTTCGCATACCAATTTTGGACTTCTAACACTACAGGTACTGGTGGATTAGGAATAGGTATTTCTACTCCAGTAGGAAATTTTCCAATAATATAATAATTATTTTTTTTTGGTCAACTAAAAAAGCCATGCTACATAGTATGGCTTTCTTTTTTATTATATTATGAAATCTATATAAATACATAATATATATAACAATTAATATTATGTGGAATTATGGCAAGAAATAATAGAGCATTAAGAAAAAAACCAAATGGGAATTATGGAGTAGATCTCGGTGGATCTACAAAAGTAGAGGCACCATCGCCAATATCTCCAATTTCTGATGATGGTGCATCGACTGTATCCGGAGTATCTTCATATTTTGGATCTACATATGTTGATCTTGGTACTCAGAATACTTCTGATCAAGATCTTATCACTAGATATCGAAATCTTTCGATGTTCACAGAAATTGATGTTGCGATTGATAATATCATAAATGAGGCATTGGTATATGATGATGGAGATATATATCCTGTATCATTAAATTTGGATAATCTACAGGTATCCAAATCTATCAAAATGAATATTCTACAAGAATTCAAAAAGGTAATGGAATTACTTAATTTTGCAGAAAAATCATATGCAATATTTAAGAAATGGTATATTGATGGAAGATTATATTATAATATTGTAGTAGACGAAAAAAATCCTCAAGATGGTATTCTTGAAATGCGTCAGATCGATGCACCAAAGATTAAGAAAGTTCGACAAATCAATAAGCAAAAGAACTCCGATGGAGTAGATATTGTTTCTTCTATAGAAGAATATTTTTTGTATTCAGAAAATGCTTTTCATTCTCCAAATCAAAACCAAAACCAAGCATCTGCCAATGGCAAAGCAATAAAATTCAATCCGGACAGTATTGTATATGTCACAT